CTAACGCTGTGGAGGAATCATACGCTTTCTTAGAACTCAAGAAGAATCAAAATTCCTACATACTGCCAGATGAGGTCATCAACGTCAGGAATCTCAACAGGAGGACTGTGGGATCAAGGACGGAAGGCGGAGAAGGTGGAACACTGTTTGAGCCGTTCAACCTGGCCTACACCAACACCTATCTTTTGAGGGCGGGAGCCACGGGCGGACTGGCAACCTACTACGCTTTCGCGAGTTACCAAGAACTAGTGGGCAAGATGTTTGGAAGTTTCATACAGTTCCACTTTGACGTGGCCACGAAGAAACTTACCATAACACAGAGACCACGGGCGGACAACGAGACCGTGTTGATGCACACCGACAACTACAGACCAGACATAACCTTATTCAAAGACATCTATGCCAAACCATGGATCAGGGACTACACCTTGGCCGTGTGCAAGGTCATGCTGGGCGAGGCCAGAGGCAAGTTCAACACCATAGCGGGTCCACAGGGTGGAACGACGCTGAATGGTGACGCACTCAAGAACGAAGGCAACGCGGAAATGGAAAGACTTGACCAAGAGATAGGCAACTTCCAAGAAGGTGGCACACCACACAGTTTTGTTATTGGTTAATTCCAATCAGATCACATCTAAATAACATTGATGGAAAAATCCAATTACAAGAATTATTCTGACCTCACGCTGGACGAACTCGAAACACTGGTACAAGATCTAGAGAATATGAGCATATTGGCCTTGAAACAGCACAAGAAAGGTCTGAGGATTTCCATTTTAAAATCAGTCAAAGAAGCAATCAAAGAGATTGAAAAACGTCTGAAAAAATAGTATAATAATCCTATGCTGATTGGAGTGGTAGGATTAATAGGTTCTGGTAAAGACACTGTATCAAAAAGATTAGAGCAAAAACATGGATTCCGCAGGGATTCTTTCGCCAAGAGTCTGAAGGATGCCGTGAGCGCCATGTTCAACTGGGATCGTGAGATGCTGGAAGGCAACGGTGAGGACAGCAGGCAGTGGCGAGAACAGCCCGACGAGTTCTGGTCAAAGAAGTTTGGCAAGACAGTCACACCGAGATGGGTGCTACAACACTTCGGTACTGAAGTGATGAGACAGCACATGCATGACGCCATATGGATAGACAGTTGTTTGTCGAGATACAACGGTGAACCGACAGTGATTTCTGACACAAGATTCCAGAACGAATTGAAAACGATCAAAGAGCACGGCGGTGAGATAATACTCGTGAAACGCGGCGAACTACCCACAAGAGAACAAATGCAGGAACGTGGTGCCCATAAATCAGAGTGGGATTGGATGGGTTGGAAATTCGATCACGTCCTAGACAACGACGGCACAAAGCAAGAACTATTTGAAAAGGTTGATGATTTAATCGTCGGCCACAAGATCACCCACACGCCAACCAAGTCTACGCACACTGCTTAATCGCTGACAGTTGGCACACACAGTCTTCAAATTATTCACCGAAGTGTTCCTCATATTTCCGTCCAAGAAAAGCACATCCAATTGGTTCACTTGCTGTGCCTTGAATCCACAAAGTTCACACTTTTTGTGTTTCTTGTATCCTGATCTTTGTAAAGGGGTCACACCCCCCACACGTTTCCCTACCTTTTTTCTGTTGCAGGTGTCACACAAACTACGCCAGTATATCCTACCGTACCTCCTATAGGCATAGGCCCTGGGTTTGCTCTTACACTGCTTACATATGGGTCTGTCCTTGTATCGCATACACATATTTACGTCGCCTATATAGGCACCAGTAAAATGGTAAATTATGTCGTAAAAACCATATGATCTAATAAATAACTCTAGTATACACGTAACTTGCAAGGAGAATACGAAAAATGGCTTTAACATCACCAGGAGTAGAAGTTTCAGTAATAAACGAGAGTTTCTACGTACCATCAGATGCGGGTACAACACCACTATTCATAGTAGCATCATCACAGGATAAGGCAAACGGAGCGGGGGACGGCACAGCGGCAGGAACAACAACAGCCAACGCCAACACTGCTTACCTTATCTCATCACAGAGAGAATTGACAGAGACTTTTGGAGATCCAAAATTCTACACTGACGCCGCAGGAAATTCACTACACGGTTATGAATTGAACGAATGGGGTCTACAGGCCGCATACAGTTTCCTAGGCATCGCCAACAGAGCATACGTTTTAAGAGCCAACGTTGACACTTCAGAATTGATCGGAAGTGCTTCGGCTCCAACAGCGGCACCAACAGATGGCACATACTGGTTTGACCTTGCATCTACCAGTTACGGTATCTTCGAGTGGAGCCAAACTGATCAAGCATTCACCACAATCACACCAACGTTGATCACGGCAGTTACTGACCTGGTAGGTAATTCGTCAACAGGTGCTCCAAAAACATCAGTGGGATCACAGGGAGATTATGCGATCAACACCACACACGTTTCAAACAAGATCTACAAGAAAACTTCAAGCAACACTTGGGTACATCTGGGATCAAGCGCATGGCACTTGAGCTTACCGGTTATCACAGTTGCTTCAGGCACCACAGTGGTATCTGGACAGAACATGAGTGTGAACGGTGTTACAGTACAACCGGCAGGAACCGCATTATCTGATGTGGCAACTGCATTTACTAATGCTAACGTTCCTGGTGTGTCAGCAAGTGTTAACGCCACAACAGGTAACTTAGAAATCTTCCATAATGGATTAGGCTTCGGCGATTCAACAGCAGGATTTAATACAATTAGATTTGAAGAAGGCACTGGAACACTTGCTTCATTAGGGATCACAGCTGGCACAAAAAACGGCGTGAAATTCCTACAAGCAAAACACACCAACAGACCGACTTGGAAGACAGCAGACGAAAACAGACCAAACGGATCAGTGTGGTTCAAGACGACAAACGCCAATTCAGGCGCCAACATCGTTGCCAAACTTTACAGCTCATCAAGTGCTAGTTTTGGAACAGTTTCTGCTCCATTGTATGCCACCAACCATTCAGCGATCTACAACATAGATCCAGCAAATGGAGGTACAAGTCTAACAGCAGGAACACTTTACACACAATTTAACATCACTGAACAATCAGTTGACGGACAGTCAGACACTACACCAAACGTGGGTGACTTCCAACTGTTCAGATACGAAGGTGGTCAAACTGTAATCAGATCAAAAACAACAAGTCCAAGTTTCACAGCAAACGAAACGTTCACAGTCAGAGAATCATTGAAAAACCAAGAGGCACTGGACACTGCCAAAACAGTTACAATGATCTCAGGTGATGGTTCTACACTGGGTGACGCTGAGGATTTCGTGACAGCGTTCACAGCCGCAGGTTTCACAAACCTAGAGGCATCGATCATCAGCACAGGTGAATTTACTGGCGCAATAGAGATCAAACACAAACTGGGTGGTGACTTCAGGATGAACAACACCTCAGGAACTCCATTAGATGACGCAGGTTTTGGTACAAGTGACGCACACAGTTACGGAACTTACACAGCGAGCTCGACTACACTGGTTGATAACTTGTACGTGGCACCAACAGGTGACTCAGAAGACTCGACAGTGGGTAACGAAGTTATCGCTACAAACTGGAAACGTCTAAGTTACACAGCATCAACAAACGCTCCGAACAATGAGCCTGTAGACGGAACACTTTGGTACGACACTAAAGTTGACGAAGCAGACATCATGGTACACAACGGAACAACATGGGTTGGATACCTAAATCAATATGCTTCAACAGATCCAAACGGTCCACAGTTCACTGCTTCGGCACCGACCACACAGTCAGACGGTACAGCACTTGTCACAAATGACTTATGGATCGACACAAGCGATCTTGAGAACTATCCGAAACTGTACAGATACAACACATCTGCAACATTAAGTTCAAGCAACACCGCAAACCAAGTTGTTGTCACAACATCAGGCGCGGCCTGGGAACTTGTTGACAAGGCAGATCAGACCACAGAAGACGGAGTTGTTTTCGCTGATACTAGATGGCACACTTCAACAGACAGGAACGCCAACAACAGCACACAGGCGGGTACCGCTTCAACAATCAAGAATCTACTAAGTGACAACTTCTTAGATCCAGATGCTCCAGATCCAGCACTTTACCCACAGGGTATCATGCTGTGGAACACTAGGAGAAGTGGTTACAACGTGAAGGAATACAGAAACAGTTACATAACAACGACTGCTTATCCTGGTTCGGGTTCATCAGGATTGGGTAATATCAGATACAATAACGAATCGGTTTCTGGTTACTACCCAGACAGATGGGTGACCAAGTCAGGCAACAACGCGGACGGCTCTGGCACTTTCGGAAGGAAGGCACAGAGAAAGGTCATCGTGGCACAACTGAAATCTGAGATGGACACCAACCAAGCGATCAGGGAAGACCAAAGGGGTTACAATGTTATTGCTTGTCCTGGATATCCAGAACTGATCCAGAACATGATCAACCTAAACACCGACAGGAACAACACGGCGTTCGTGGTAGGTGACACACCTTTGAGGTTAACGGGCACAGCCACAGCGATCACAAACTGGGCAAACAACACAGCGGCCGCCACAGACAACGGCGAGGACGGTCTTGTTAGTTCAAGTGATTACCTGGGAGTGTTCTACCCTTCAGGATCAACCACAGACAACACAGGCAAGTCGATCGTTGTTCCACCTAGTCACATGATAATGAGGACACTGGCGAACAACGACAATGTTGCTTTCCCATGGTTCGCTCCAGCAGGTACTAGGAGAGGTGTCGTGGACAATGCCACAGCAGTGGGCTACATTGACGCCACATCGGGAGAATTCCAAACAATATCTGTTGCGGAGTCAGTGAGAGATAGTATGCACGAGGTAAAAGTTAACCCAATAACTTTCTTCTCAGGTGCTGGTATCGTGAACTTCGGTAACTTGACCAAGACATCGGCAAGTTCAGCACTGGACAGAATCAACGTATCAAGGTTGGCAGTGTATCTGAGATCACAATTGGACGCAATAGCCAAACCGTTCATCTTTGAACCAAACGATGAGCTGACAAGGAACGAGATCAAACAAGCGATCGAGTCATTCTTGCTAGAGCTTGTTGGTCAGAGAGCGTTGTACGACTTCCTAGTAGTGTGTGATGACACAAACAACACACCAACAAGGATCGACAGGAATGAACTGTACGTGGACATCGCGATCGAACCAGTGAAGTCGGTCGAGTTCATCTACATACCGTTGAGAATCAAAAACACAGGAGAGATTGCAAATTTAGGGAACTAATTTTGGAATAAATAGATAGGAGAAACAAATGGCAATATCAACTTTATCAAAATTCACAGTACCTTTAGCAAACGATCAGAGTTCAGCATCACAGGGTTTATTGATGCCAAAACTACAGTATCGTTTCAGAGCAATACTTGAGGGTTTTGGAGTATCAACACCGAGATCAGAACTTACCAAACAAGTAATCGACATAACAAGACCTAACCTGACTTTTGACAACGTGACACTAGACGTGTACAACTCAAAAGTATACGTTGCGGGCAAACACACTTGGGATCCAATCACGATCAACCTAAGGGACGATGTCAACAACTCAGTTACAAAATTAGTCGGCGAGCAGATACAGAAACAGTTCGACTTCTTTGAACAGTCAAGTGCGGCATCTGGAATAGACTACAAATTCACAGCAAGGATCGAAATGCTTGACGGTGGTAACGGCGCCAGCGCTCCGAATGTGTTAGAGACATTCGAATTGTACGGTGCTTACGTTGAGAACGTGAACTACAACACGCTGGCATACGCAACTTCAGATCCAGCGACGATCACTTTATCAGTGAGATACGACAACGCCATCCAAACTCCAACAGGAACAGGAATTGGTACAGCGGTATCTAGGACGATCGGTACTCTAAGTACTGGTGGTTAATACAAATTAAGTTAGCAATTATAAACATCAAAAGCGCCTTTATATGGCGCTTTTTTTGTGACCATAAATACCCATATGCCAAGCATTAACAACTTCCTACAAGGATTCCAGGACGGCCTTCCCGGAATGAAAGACTTCCGACACGCGTCAAGACTGTACATAGACGACAACTACAAGTTGATGCCAAAACAGAAGTTCCTGTTCCACGTGGTATTCAACACAGACGAGACCTTGTTCTATGGTGGATTCAATCCCAACGAGAAATACGAACTCAACATGTTAGTGAAAAGTTGTGATCTGCCAAAATACAACATGAGCGTTGAGGAGAAGACACAGTACAACAAGAAGATGTACGCGGCCACCAGGATAGCATATGAACCAGTGAACATCACGTTCCATGATGATCATGCAGACACAGTAAATGCTTTTTGGAAGAAATACTACGAGTACCACATAGCGGACTCGGTTGCACTAAACTCCGATCTAGCGATATCCAACACCAAGGACGATTACTACGACGGCATAGACAAGAAGAACATCACAAAATTTGGTATGGACACACCGGCACAGAGGAAGAAACCATACCTGAAAGGCATAGAGATCTTCGTGCTACACAAACAGAGATTCACATCCATGACCCTGGTCAATCCCGTGATAGGATCTTTCAGTCACGATAATCTTGACCAAGCGGACGGTGCCGGAGTGCTGTCCAACACAATGCAGATCCTTTATGAGACCGTTATATACAAATCAGGCCTTATCAACAGGAACAACGTGCCAGGCTTCGCCACGATACACTACGACAAAGAACCATCTCCACTTACCGTGTTGGGGGGAGGAACCAACTCCATATTTGGACCAGGAGGGGTAGTGGATGGCATAGGATCAGTGATACGGAACGTGCAGTCCGGTAACATATTGGGTGCTATACTTTCGGCTTCCAACACCTACAACAATGCTAAGAAAATCAAGAAGTCAGACGTCAAGGAAGAACTCAAAGGCATAGCCAAGGAAGGCATACTGGAAGTGGGCAAACAGGCGGGCACCATTACAAATCCTGTGGGAGCATTCTCGGTGGGTGCCGCTGTGGCAGGCGCAACATTGTTGGCCACCGCCAAGGGAACCCACGACAAATCCCAAAAACAGAACACGCGTGTGATAGACAGTCCAAGTCTAGACACAGTGACCTATCTGACTGCAGAGGAATCATTCAATCTTATCACAAACAACGAATCAATCAAGGACGAGGTCGCGGCCGGTATCTATTACAAGGACATCGGGTCAAGGAAGGATCTCACAGTGGCGGAATCCGACGTGGAATACAGCGGTGCCAGTGCCACAGTGAAGACAGTATACAGGAACAAGGCAATCACCGACATAAGGAAATTAGTAACAGAAGGTATAATAAAAATAAACAGGTCAACACAGGATGTTGCCATCAACGTTGAGAAGGCGGGATTATAATGGCTGATTTCTACACCAACCTACCACCAAAACAAAAAGACGACCTGGACAAGACCATAGAAAAACTGACCACATCTAATTACGAGACCGATTATCAGTTCAGCGCAGGAGATTACGACAGCACGATAGGATTCTTCGTCAAGAGGGGATTCGGTAGGACGGCGGCGGAATCTACAGCCTACGCGATCCTATCGCAGGCAAAGATAGACAATGTGAGACCCCAGGAGATACTTGACAGCCTTACCAATGCCGATCCGGTGCTGTTGTCAGAACTCATAACCATAATACTCAACGCCAACAGATACAAGTCAAGTAGACTGGGTGTCAGGCAAACACTGACCACAAAAGAGACCGTATCTAGAAACATCATAGACTAACAAATACCTATGAAATTTTACATAACAGGTACAAGGCGTGGTCTTGGATTAGCATTGAAAGAAAAGTATTCTACCGTGGACACTTTGGAAGATTGTGATATTTTTATAAATTGCAAACACAATGGATTTGAACAAACAAATTTACTGTATCAAGCCGCAAAGCTCAACAAGAAAATCATTAACATTGGATCTAACAGTCCGGACACAAAGAAAAATAAACCATGGATCTATGCTGTAGAAAAATCAGCACTAGACAAAGCGAACGATCAGCTATTCTATCAAGGGGTAGACACATGCATAGTTAGGTTTGGATATTTTGACTCTCCCAGGGTGGCACACGTCGACGCCAACAAAATGAGTGTAGAATATTGTGTGTCCATAATAGATTGGATATTACAGCAACCACACAGAATCAAAGAAATCACCGTATGCCCTTCGACATAGAAAAAATAAAACAAGAACTAAAAACTTTGCCAGATTTTGATGATCAAATATGTTTACAAGGCACCCATGACAACATGGATCCGTTCCTTGGTATTGGTAAATTAAAAAATATAGATCCATACAAAGAAACAGATTTCAACAAACCAATCTTTGACATTCCTTACATAAATTCAATCATCGAAAATTTAAAAATGTTCCGGACCAGAGTAATGGTGTTGGAGCCTCGCACCTGTTATACATATCATTATGACTACTCGCCAAGAATACATATTGCTGTAGAAACAAACGATAGATGCTTTTTAGTCGAAAATAAACAACTAAAACATCTTCCAGCTGATGGTAATTATTACATAATGGACACAACAAAATGGCACACCGCATTGAACGGGTCTGCGAAAAACAGGATACACATAGTGGGAGGAATCATAAATGATACCGAGATTCGCTAGGGGCAAGTTCTCCCCCAAGAACGGAGAAAAGTATGTTGGTACCAAGACACCCACATACAGATCAAGTTGGGAACACGCTTTCATGAGGTTGTGTGATGAACACCCCAACGTATATCAGTGGGCCAGCGAAAGTATAAAGATACCATATCGACATCCATTCACGGGCAAGTACACAGTTTACGTGCCGGACTTCTTCATAGTGTACATGGACAAGAACGGCAAGAAACACGCTGAGATGATCGAGGTCAAGCCAATGAGTCAGACCACCATGGAGTCCGCGGGACGTAGCATGGCCAAGAAGAAACAGGTGGTGATCAACACAGCCAAGTGGGAGGCCGCTTCAGCATATGCGCGACAACGTAGGATAGGATTTCGTGTGGTGTCAGAAGAACAGTTGTTCCACCAAGGTAAACGTAAGTAAATAAAACAATGACAAAGAAACTGGAAGACATTCTTAATTTACCAAACGTTAAAGAGGCGTTCAAAGAAGTGGACAAGAAGGAACAGGCAAGGGCAAACAGAGATCAGACCAAGGAAGTGATGAAAAATGTCGATCCCCAGACGGCCAAGAACCTACAGAAGAGCTATGCGGAGTTTGACAAGATAGCGGCCGCATTGCCACAGGTAAAAGGGCTGGGAGAACTTTCAGATCTTGAACTGGACAAACTGGCCGTGGAAGCGGAGGAGAGCTATAAGAATCTCATGGACCTGGGCATGAACGTGGACTCACGCTATTCGGGTAGGATATTTGAAGTTGCCAGCAACTTCCTGCGCAACGCCATAGACGCTAAGGGTAGCAA